AGCTTATCAATACGAAGAGACAGAACAAGATAACACTCTTGAAGAAGCAAACTTTAAGCCAGGTAACATGAAACTTAAAGATGGTTCTTCTGTTAAACTCTCGATGGACGACGCTAAAGCAATTGCAGCAGTTATGAAAACTTTGAATCCTAAAAATCGTAAGGAAATGGAAGAGCGGTTAATGAAGGATAAGAAAGGATTTCAGGAAATTGTAGCTTTTGCTAAAACGGTAGGTTAAGAGGATACAAACATGGCACAACTAATTACTGAAATTAACGAAACTTGCGAAGTTATTACTGAAGCAAAAGCTGACGGTAAAGGTAAAAACTACTTTATCGAAGGTATCTTTATGCAAGGTGATGTTAAGAATCGCAATGGACGTATTTACCCAGCAGATACTCTTGAAAACGAAATGAATCGTTATCAGAAAGAATTCATTGATCCAAAGCGAGCTTTAGGCGAGCTTGGTCATCCTGACGGTCCTACTATTAATGGAGATCGAGTATCTCACCTTATCACTAGCATGAATCGCGAAGGCGCTGATTTCTATGGCAAGGCTAAGATCCTATCTACTCCAATGGGAGAGATTGTTAAGTCTTTATTGGATGAAGGTGTTAAGATTGGCGTATCAACTCGTGGACTTGGTTCCGTTAAAGAGAAAAATGGAGTCATGGAAGTTCAAAAGGATTTCCACTTGTCGACTGTTGACATTGTAACTGATCCATCAGCACCCAATGCATTTGTTAATGGCATCATGGAGAACAGAGAATATTATTACGACATTGCTTCTAATTCATGGAGACCACAACAGGTTGAAGAAATTATTGAGCAGGTTGTTCAAGAGGTTGAGAAAACGGTCAATCGTGTAGTAAGAACTATTGACGAAGAAACGGCAGCTAGGATGTTCCAATCGTTCGTTCGATCATTGAGAAGCTAAAGTTTATAAATAAATTACAAACAAAAGATTTGTATTACTAATTAAATCTAAAGGAGAATAATTATGTTAGAAGAAGGTAAAGACTTCGTAGCAGATGACGGCGTTTCTAGCGTACCCAGTCCAGTTACACCCGCCGGTGGAGAAGACAAGAAGAAAAAGGGTAAGCCTGAAGATAAGATCGACACTAAAGCTGACGAAAAGACACCTGGTCAAGGAGTTAAAGCTGAAGAAGTAGAGACTGAAGAAGAAGTAGTTGTTGAGTCATCTATTGCTTCAATCTTTGAAGGTGAAGAATTGTCAGAAGACTTCCGTAACAAAATGACTGTTGTATTTGAAGCAGCCGTTAACGAGGAAGTAGCTACTAAAACACAGGGCCTCCAAGAGGAACTCGAAGCTCAACTCGAAGCTCAACTTTCAGAAGCAGTTGAATCTAAAATGTCTTCTGTTGTTGAGAATGTAGACAAGTATCTTGACTACGTAATTGGTGAGTGGATGGTAGAGAACAAGATCGCAATTGAGTCTGGCATCAAAGTAGAAATGGCAGAATCTCTAATGTCTGGTCTTAAGGATCTATTCCAAGAGCACAACGTTGAAGTTAACGAAGAAACTTTTGACGTAGTTGCTAGCCTTGAGAGTCAAGTAACTGATCTCGAAGATAAGGGCAATGCAGTTGTAAACGAAAACATTGAGCTACAACGTACTATTTCTGCTATGAAGGCAGAGCGAGTATTTGAAGGAATGACTGAAGGCCTTTCTGAAAATCAGATTGAGCGTTTCAAAGTACTTTCTGAAAAGCTTGATGTAGAAGATCTCGAAGATTACACATCCAATCTCGTGGTCATTAAAGAATCTTTCTTTAGCGAAGGCAAAATCGCCGCTCCTAAAGTAGAGGATGTCGAAGAAGACGAAATTATTCTAGAGGAACAGGAAGTCACTAAACCAGCTTCTGATTACTCCTCTATTAATGCTCTGGTTGAAGCACTCAACACTAGAAAGTAAAAGAATAATTAACAAATTTGGTTTTTTATAAATAAATTTTACGTTCAATTTACAAACAGGAGATAGAAACATGGAAAACTATCAAGCGCTTGTGGAAAAGTGGGGGCCAATTCTAGAGCACGAATCTTTTTCACCTATTAGCGATCAACACAAGCGATCGGTTACTGCAACCATCCTTGAAAACACAGAAAATGCACTTCGTCAAGAAGGTGACCTTTCTGCAAACATGACCAGCCTTCTTTCAGAAGCTGCTCCAACTAACGCTGCTGGCGCAGACGGTTTCAGTAGCGGTGCTACTGCTACAGGTCCTGTTGCTGGATACGATCCTGTACTGATTTCATTAGTACGTCGTGCAGTACCTAACCTGATCGCATACGACATCTGTGGTGTCCAGCCTATGACTGGTCCTACTGGATTGATCTTCGCAATGCGTTCACACTACGCTACTCAAGGTGGTGACGAGGCATTCTACAACGAAGCTGCTACTGGATTCTCTGGTACTGGTTCTTCTGTTGGTGCAACTGGTGATGCTAACACTAACACTGGTGTCTTCGATACTGGTCGTGGTATGGCTACTAACACTGGTGAAGCTCTTGGTGATGGTGTTGGCGCTGGCTACGCAGAAATGGCGTTCTCAATCGAGAAAGTTACTGTTGCCGCTAAGACACGAGCTCTGAAGGCTGAGTACACCACTGAGCTTGCTCAAGACCTCCGCGCTGTTCACGGCCTGGATGCTGAGACTGAGCTTGCGAATATCCTTCAAACTGAGATCCTTACGGAAATCAACCGTGAAGTTATTCGTACTATTTACCAAACTGCTGAAGCTGGTGCCGCTGGTACTGCTACTCCTGGGATCTTCGATCTCGATGTAGACGCTAACGGTCGTTGGTCTGTAGAGAAGTTCAAGGGTCTTATGTTCCAGATCGAGCAAGAAGCTAACGCAATTGCTAAGGGAACTCGTCGTGGTAAGGGTAACATCGTTATTTGTTCTTCAGACGTAGCTTCTGCATTGCAAATGGCTGGTGTTCTTGACTACGCTCCTGCTCTCAACGGAAACTCTTTGGAAGTTGATGATTCAGGTAACACTTTCGCTGGTGTACTTAACGGTCGCTACCGTGTATATGTTGATCCATTCGCTGGAACAAACTACATGGTTGTTGGCTACAAGGGCTCTTCTGCCTTTGACGCTGGTCTTTTCTACTGCCCATACGTACCGCTCCAAATGGTCCGTGCAGTTGGTGAGAACAGCTTCCAGCCAAAAATTGGTTTCAAGACTCGCTACGGAATGGTTGCAAACCCATTTGCCGAAGGTGATCACGATAGCCAAGGTTCTGGTGCACTCACTGCGAATGCTAACAAGTACTACCGTCGAGTACGAGTATCTAACTTGTTCTAAGCAAGCAAATAAAAATAAGAGTGGCGGTTTTAGCCACCAACGTTTTGGGGAACCTTTCGGGGTTCCCTTTTTTTATGCGTGAAACGTAATAAAACCTTAATTAAAATTTATTCAAACCTTAATAGAAAAACCACTTCTTTGCTGATAGATAAATTAGCGTAAACAACAACGTTTACGTATTTGTGAGCGATGGTGTAGAGCCATCAAGCAAAGGAGAATAATAAATGAAAACAGTTTTACTTGCTCTTATGGCAAGTGTTTTGTTGTGGTCAGGTGTATCCCAAGCAGATATTTCAGAACATAACTATAAAGCACAAAACGGCGATTGGACATATACGTATCGACATAGAGAAGGTACATGGCATACCGAACTTGGAAAGAAAGTTAAAGATATTGATGTCATGTATCGGTTCGCAGAACTAAATGGTACAATAGAAAATCGCATTAAATTCACACACAACATCTACAAAGCAAAATTCCTCAAGCTCGATCATCGTATCGAGTATCGTCACTTCGACAATAAAGAATCCCATTGGCGTTATCGGTTTATCCTATCAGCGGAACGTAAGATCTCTGATAGCGTATCTCTATGGGTGAAGATCCAACCACGTGTTAGTTTTAAAAACGAAACACAATTTGATTCGAGAGACCAATTTGGTTTCAAGTTTAAGTATGGTAAACTCAGTGTTTCACCTTTTGTAGAAAGAGGTGGTACTGAAAATTATCGTTATAAGCAAACCGTTATTGGTACGCATTTAAAGTATAAGATATAAGGAGATAGCTACAATGGAAATGTTAACACTATGGAGCACACTTGGGTTCCTATTTGCAGCATACGCTGTAATCGCAAATGATTCAGTACAAACTCTCGGTACATGGATGGCATCAAACAATGAGAGATTTAACTATAAAACTTTATGGGCAGCAGCAAGTG